GGAATGCTAGACAATCGTGAGCGTGAGACTCATGTGGAGTCCGAAGGGCAGACAGTACCGATAAACGAAGACTTCTTCGTTGGAGAGAACTCCTACTTTATCATGCCGTGTGTGCCGTCTGAAGCCGGAGCAGACCCGGAAGAGTATGTGAACTGCCGGTGTTGGGCAACATTCGAATAATGGATGAACGTAAAACCAGTCGCAATTATTTGCGGCTGTTTTTATTTGGTCAGAGAAGACCTAAATCGCACCTAAATCGCCAGAGAAGGCGTAAATCGCAAACATGGTCAGAGAAGACCGTAAAACGCAGAAAGGAACGAATATGGCAGAGGAAAACATCACCCCTACGCAGGAACAGAGTACCCCAGAGACTCCTACGGCAGAACAGCCGGAGAAGACCGCTGACCAGAGACTCGCTGAGTTGATGGTCGAGTACGCCAAACTGAAACGTGCGTCTGACAAAAACGCTTCGGAAGCGGCGGAGTACCGCAAGAAGTATCAGGCAACGCTGTCTGAGAAGGAGCGTGCGGATCTGGAGAAGGCGGAAGCGGCGGCTCGGAGAGACGAGGAACTGGAAACCCTGCGGAGGAAAGACCGCATCCACGAAATCGAGAAGGTTTACCTTGGACTCGGTTATCTGCCCGATGAAGCCGGACAGATCGCTGTAGCAGAGGCAGACGGCGATTTCGAAAGCAAGGCCAAACTGATGGCTGCTGTGGATGCCCGCAAGCGCAAAGCCTATGAGGCGGAATGGCTGAAAGGCCGTCCCGAAGCCTTCACTGGCGGCGGTGATGGCGCACCTGTCAGCAAGGCCGAATTTGACAAGCTCTCCTACACGGAGCGTGTTGAATTCAAGCAAAAGTACCCCGATATGTATAAAGCCTACACCAAATAAGTAGGCAAGAGGAGGAGATTATGGCTCTCGATACGAATGCCACCCTGCTGGGAAACTTAATCGACCCAGAAGTCTTTGCGGACTTCATCGATTCTAAACTCATCGACAACATCCGCCTGACCCCGCTGGCGAATGTGGACACCACGCTGGTCGGCAGACCCGGCTCCACCATCAAGGTGCCGTTCTATACCTACATCGGCGATGCCACCGTGGTAGCTGAGGGTGCGGACATCCCGATTGCTCAGTTAACGCAGGATAGCAAGCCCGTTACCATCTACAAGGCCGGTCGTGGACTGCAGATCACCGATGAGGCCATCCTGTCCGGCCTCGGCGATGTGGTGGGCGAAGCCGCTCGTCAGCTGGTCATGTCCATCGCCTCCAAGGTTGAGGCCGATATGTACACTCAGCTGAACGGCATCACCGGCACGATGCTGTACACCGGCACCATCGATGCTGATGGCGTTGCCGATGCCCTGATCAAGTTCGGCGAGGACATCGATGGTCAGAAGGCTCTGCTGGTCAACCCGACCACCTATGCCGTCCTGCGCAAGGCCGACAACTGGCTTCCTGCTTCCGAAATCGCCGCTAACATCTGGCTTCGCGGCGCTGTCGGCGAGATTCAGGGATGCCAGGTCATCGTGTCCAACCGTGTTCCGGCGAACACCGCTTTCATCGTGAAGCCCGGCGCTCTGGCTCTGTACCTGAAGCGCGACACGATGGTCGAGACCGACAGAGATATCATCAACAAGACGAACTACATTACAGCGGACAAGCACTACTGCTGCTATCTGCTGGATGAGAGCAAGGCCATCAAGATGGCTACAGCCTGATCTCTCCAAGTGAAAGGAGAACACGATGGGCATGATGCTCCATAGGCATCCGGCGCTGGTGGCGGTTGAGAAGAAACTCGCCGCCGCCAAGCCGGAAGAGAAGAAAGCGGAGCCTGTCGAGGCTGAAGAGAAGCCGAAGAAGACCCGCAAGGCGAAGAAGTAAGCGGAGGCGTGTGATGGACGAGAACAGCATCTATGAAAGCGTATGTGTCAGACTGGGACTGTTCTCGGTTGACGCACAGAGCGGTGAAATCACCGTGACAGCCGATGCAAAAACGGCGGTCATAATTCAGCAGATTGTTACCAAAGCGGTCGCAGACTGCACCAGACGGCGCGGTTATCCTTCCGCATACACGGAAGAGATGATTGCTGCCGACATCGTGCAGTTTGAGAGCGTGGCGGTCGACTTGTCGATTTATGACTACAACAAGATGGGCGCAGAAGGGGAATCCTCGCACAATGAGAATGGAACGTATAGATCTTACGATACACGCCAGTCCGTGCTGCGGCAGATTCTCCCGCTCACCAAGGTGGTGGCGTAAATGAGGATGTTGCTTAAAAACAAGCGGCAGATTTACTACTCGCTGAACCTTGGTGAACAGCCTACTTTTGCGAGGGACGAAAACGGAGACATCATCTATGACACTATGCCGGATGGTGTCTCTGTCCCACGCAGAACTGGCGGCAAGGCGCAAGCGTACGCACTTGCCCAACCGGCGGCGGTCAATCTGGCACTCGGTGCGGCGGCGATGAAGCCGTCACCCTTCGGGTTCAACTACTCCGGCTACACCGGCGTTAAGGAATTCGATGCGAAGATTGTTACCGCCCTGAATGAGTACCCTATCAACGAGGGTGCGCTTATTTGGTATCACACCACGCCGCCAGATGATGCGCCCACGGATGTCTCACAAGCGGATTATTTCGTCATTGCGGCGTATAGCTCGCTGAATGAGACATCTTACGTTTTACAGAAGGTTCAGCGATGAGTCAGCATTTGTATGTATCGGACTTGTCGCACAAGCAACTGCAGAAGTTGATTACGCAGTTGAATCAGTACAGATATCGTGAACTTCCAAGAAAGTTCAGAGTGTTCATCGACAAGTTGACTGATGTCGGAATCGAGGTAGCGAGAGAGCGTACTGCTGGCAGTAGATACAGTGACTACGTTATCTTCACCAAGCGCATCTACGGGAACATGAAGAACACGCGAAGACTGGCTGTGGTCGCTGGGAAGAACACAGAGCCGTTCATCAGGCATTGGCTATCAAGCGGTTTTGAGCCGCGAGAGGCGAAAGTCAATCCGGTGCTTATGCTTGAATTCGGTTCTGGTCAATTCGCTGACCCGGCATCATGGCGTGGCACGTTCCCTGGGCAGAAATTGGCGCACCTCGACTCTTGGTATTGGTATGAGTACCCCGATGAGACTCATGACACGGAGGCAACGCCGGTAGGAGAGCCAATCGGTGGAAGCGGACTTCAGCAGTTCTCTTCCTCTGGTGAAAAGCCTAGAAAGCCGATGATGGACGCTGCTGACGAAATGCGCCGCCAAATATTGGACATTGCGGCATCTGTATTTGGTTGAGGTGACTTATGGCAAAGCCGTTTCAAGACTATGAGTCGATTGTGGTGACCAGACTGACATACTATCTGGAAAAAGAGTACTCGGCTCGTTTCCCGGATTTGCAAGTGGTCACCGATGACCTGATTACCCGACCCAGCAAGTGGCCTACCGTCTGGGTGCGTGCTATTCAGAATGTTGAGCGTGACCGTGAACTGGAGGGTGACCGTATCGTAGGTGTTACGGCTACTTTTCAGATTGAAGTCTATGACAACGCCTCGCAGGAGAATGCGAAAGATGTCGGAGATAGCGTGACCACCATCATGAAGAGCATGGCTTTTGACGGAATCCAGTTGCCGGAGAAGGACAGTGTAAGTAGCGTGTGGCGTGTAATCGGCAGATACCGCCGGTATATCGCCGCAGATGATGTGCTTTAAGCACATAAGGAGGATACCAATATGGCAAGCGGACTTAAGAGCAGAATTCTTTACCGCACCCACAATGATGAGACCACCAACTGGGCTGGCTCTTGGACGATGCTGATCCGTCCGAAGACCCTGCCGTCCCCGCTCGGTGAGCGCAACTCCATCGATGTCTCCACCCTGGAAGACGAGCAGGAAGTCACCGAACCCGGCAGACGCGCCTCTGTGACCATGTCCGTCCAGGGTGCGATGGAGAAGGACTATCTGGACGCTATGGTTCAGCTGGCTGACACCAAACTGGACTTCCTTGTCCTGTATGGAACAGACGGTCTCGGCTCCATCGCCAAGTACGCCTTTACCGGCTTTGTCGATGTGAACCCGGATGAGGCTGATGCCGATGAGCATCTGACCATGACGGCGAACATCGCCGTGTCTACCGTCCCGGTCAAGATCACGGATGACTACACCGTGGCCACCACGGATGGCAAGGCGTTCACGGTGACTGCGGCTGGCTGAGTCGCACCCCAACAGCGGGATGGCGCGTAAAAGCGCTGTCCCGCTTTTTTTAATACCTAAAATCGCCCAAAACGGGCAGAAAGCGGTGAATGATGCGTACTTTTAACATCAACGGGAGACTGTACAAGGCTGCTCCGTTCACGTTCAACACTCTGGCGAATCTGGAAGACTTCTGCATCAGCCTGGAGGATATGCGGAAGAAACCGATGGCTACCATCCGTGCGTATTTTGCTCTGTGTGCGGGTGGAGATGCTGAGTACGCCGGGCAGGAGCTGCAAGCGCACATGATCGCAGGCGGTTCTCTTGAAGGCATCAGCAATGCTATGGCGGCGGAGATGGAAGACTCCGATTTTTTTCGATTCCTCACTACGTCAGCGAACGAGAACAGCGGCGAGGGCGAAGAGAGTCAGCCGAAGAAGACGAAGAAGAAATAAATGAAGCCAAACCGCAGATGACGATGCACGAAGGAATCGTGTACTACGGCAGTCTGCGGAGGTTTTTTGAAAACGAGTGGTTCGTCAAAGCATCCGAAATTGGCGTTGACTATTGGGAGTTTTGGGACATGAACCCTCGGATACTTGGTGTGCTGAATCTTGCGTATGAGCGCAAGGCAAAGAGGCGTGACCAAGAGATGTGGCAACAGGGGCAGTATGTATATGCGGCATTCGGCACGGTACTTGGCAACGCCTTTAGAAAGAAAGGCTCACCGCCGGAAGAGTACCCGAAAAAGCCGTACATGGCAGACTACTTCGATACGCTCGATGACCCTGAGAAAAATGAGCGCTTGGCAATGCTTGAAATGGATAAGTACATCGCTGTGCTGTCCAAGGAAAGGACTTTGCCGATGAGGTGACGATATGCCGGGTATGGATGTTGAGCAATTAAATGTATCAATCATAGCGAATTCCAATATTGCGGTTTCCGAAATCGGCAAACTAATCGACTCCCTTGAGAAGCTGAATGGCACTTCGCTCGACAAGGTGTCGAAATCGTTTCAAGTCTTTCGGAATGCCTCTTTGAAAATCAGCGGTGGTGCGGGAGGAGCAGCCAGAACGGCGCAGTCCTTCACCACCCGCTTGGCTTTCGCTATTGGCAAGTTCCGCCAGATTTTCTTCATGGCGAAGCGTGTCGCATCGGTCTTCAGCAACATGACCGAATCCGCAATGGACTATGTTGAAGTTTTGAACTACTTCAATGCGGCTTTCGACCAGGTGGCGAGTCGGTCGGTTGACACGTTCGGCGATGCGGGTGAGGAATCCGGCAAAGCGTTTGCAAATCGGTTTGCGGCAGAAGCTGAGAAACTGACAGAGCAGATGTCCGGCTACAAGGTGACGGAGTCCGGCATGGTGACAAACACGCTTGGTACTACTCTCGGAATGAATCCCGCCACCATGATGAACTACCAAGCCACATTCGCACAGATGGCGAGTTCGATGGGTGTGTCTTCGGACATGGCTGTCGATTTGTCCAGAGCGTTGACGGAGATTGGCGCTGACCTTGCATCCGTCAAGAATATGGACTTTGAAGACACCTGGGCGAACTTGCAGTCCGGCTTGGTCGGTATGTCCAGAGCCGTTGACAAGTTTGGTGTCAACATCAGAAATGTCAACCTTCAGCAAAAACTGACGGATCTCGGCATCGAAGCCAATATCCAGTCGATGAATCAGCAAGACAAAGCGCTCTTGCGCACCATCATCATTCTGGAGAACTCGCAGTATGCGTGGGGTGACCTTGCCGACACCATCAATCAGCCAGCCAACCAGATGCGTATGTTGCGCTCTGGCTTTGACAATCTGTCCAGAACGCTCGGCAACTTGTTCCTGCCTATCGTTGCATCGGTACTGCCATATGTCAATGCACTGGTAGTGGCGTTGCAGAAGATGGTCGAATTGCTTGTGGCTTCGGTCGGAATCGAGTTCGACTGGGGTTCGTCCGGCGGAGCCATGATTGACTCCGAATGGGCGGACTACATGGATGATACCGCTGACAGTTTCGGAAAAGCCACAGAAGCCGCAGAAGAGTGGAAGAATCAAATCCTCGGATTCGATGAAATCAACAAGCTCGGCTCTGAAGACTCCGGCGATACTGATGCTTCTGCGAACAATCCGCTGGTTACAGGGCAGTTGGAAGGTGCGCTCCGTGATGCTCTGAGCAACTACCAGAAAGTCTGGGACGCTTCCTATGAGAATGTCAACAACCGTGTCAACGAGATGGCACAGCGCATCGTTGATGCTTTCCAGGAGGGTGACTTCAAGAAAATCGGTCGAAAAATCTCCGATTGGATTGTTGATGGCTTGGAAGGCATCGATTGGGAGGAAGTGAAGAAATTCGCCTATGACTTCGGAGCGAACTTTGCTGACTTCCTTAACGGCTTCATCACGCCTGAACTGTTCAGCACGGTCGGAAAGACCCTGGCGCAGACGCTCAACACGGTGGTGCAGAGGGCACTCGGCTTCGGCGAGAACTTTGATTGGAGCAACTTCGGTGAGAGCGTTGGCACTGGCATCAGCGATTTCCTTCTCACGTTCGACTTTGGAGCGCTTGTCCAAGCATTCAATGCTTTCGTGAGAGGATTTGCCACGGCGCTCACTTCGGCGCTGAGAACTATAAAGTGGACTGACATCCTTGCGAACGTTATCAATGGGATGCTTAAAATAGATCCTATTGCGCTTACCATATTCTTTGGTGGCATAACGTTCAAGAGCATCGCCAACAACGCCATCGGCATGGCCGGGAATGCGCTGAAGGGTGTACTGTCCGCCGCTTTAAGTAAAGCCGCTCCGCTCTTTGGTGCGGCAAGTACGTTGACGCTCGGCCTTGGCGGACTGGCGCTCGGCGTTGGATTGGTCATCGCCATCGACAAGATTATCACAAACGTAAACGAGAAAGCCTTTCAGTCTTTCTACAGTAGCATAGCCCCTGTAGCATCCACGCTTGACGAGGCAACGAAGGGACTCTCTGAGTTTAAAACGCAAGTCACATCTGAGTTCGGTGACACAACGGGATACGTTGACACGCTCAACGAATTGAAAGACCGCTTTTGGGAGCTGTCTGAGAAGGAAAGCCTCACCAACGATGAGATGGCTGAGTTGCAGCGCCTCAATGCTGTTCTGGTGAAGGAAGTCCCCGGCTTCTCCGAATTGGTTGATACGCAGTCTGGCATCTTCAAGGGAACGAGAGAAGAACTAGACAAGTTGGTTGATGCGCAGGAACGCTATTACGTTCTGCAAGCCACATCCGGCATCCTTGAGGAGTACGCTCAGAAACAGGCTGAAGTCGGCCTGAAGATGTTCCAGACCAAGCAGGAGATTGACAAACTTCGCCCTGCTGCCGAAGCCTACAACGAACTGATTGCGAACAAGTCGGCATACAGTGCTGAGACTTGGTACACAGCGATCAATGATTTGATTGCCGCTCACAGCGATTTGGGCATCGAGACCGAAGAAGACCTTGAAAAGATTTCTCGGTCTTACGCCACGGCGCAGGGCAACCTGGATTCCTATCAGCGTGAGTGGGATGATGTCACCAAACAGATTGACACCATCAAGCAGTACACCCGTCAGGTAACTACTGAGATGGGTACTGTCAGCAACAGTATCGGCACTGGCCTTGTCAGAGGAATAAACGGACACGGCAAAGAGGTGTCTACCGCCATTCGTGACATCGGCAACAAGCACATCATCAGTCCGTTCCGTGATGTCATGCAGATCCAATCGCCGTCCAAGGTGATGGAGCAACTGGGCAACTACACCGTCCAGGGTTTGGCGAAAGGCCTAGGAAACACGGGAGCGCTGACACAACCGCTGACGAATCTGCGGAATGCGATCACGGGAGCGTTCGACTACAACAACATCCGTCCTGGACTGCAAGGCATCGTGACTGCTTTCTCCAACGTGTTTGCTGATGCTGGACAGGCCTCCATCAATCAGTACAACACGATGACATCGAAGCTGAACACCGCAAGGGTGAACGGCAAGCCTGCGCTCTCGCTGACGAAAGTTCCGCATATGTACGCCAACGGTGGTTTCCCGGAGGACGGCTTCTTCTTCGCCAACAGCACTGAGATGGTCGGACGGTTTGCGAACGGACGCACGGCGGTCGCAAATAACGAGCAGATTATCCAAGGCATCGAGGGCGGCGTAGCGAGAGGGATGGCACAGGCGCTGATGAGCAGTGCATCGGTTACGGGCGGTCAGAACGGACAGCCGGTACAGGTGGTCATCAATGTTGACAGCGAGACGCTTTACCGCACCACGCTTCGGGGACAGAACAAGTACAACAGTCGGTATCATCTGCAACTTGGGTGATGCTGAACAGGCAGAAGGGAGTCATCGGTCATGGTGGCTCCCTAGACTGCCTCTGAGAGCGCACAGGAGGCGCTGAGAGCGAGGATAGGCTTATGGCTATGTTAATAGTTGACGGAGTCGAACTGAAGGCTCCTAGCACCTTCGGCTGGGGCATCCAAGATGTTTCCGACCAGTCTGCTGGCCGTGTGCAATCGGCGCTGATGTACAAAAACCGAATCGCACAGAAGAGAAAAATCGAGTTGGAATGGAGCAACCCCACTCCGGCAGAAATCTATGAAATCGTTAATGCGTTTCAGCCCGAATACGTAACGGTGCAGTATCACGATCCGCTTGATTCGCCAGACCCGACCGTGCTTTCCACCAGAGTTTTCTACACGGGCGATAAGACAGCGCCGGTATATTCGTGGGTGGTCGGAGAGGAACGGTACTCGGCGGTGACTTTTAACATCATCGAAAGGTAATGGGGAGCATCATGGCAATCAAAGGATTTAATATCAACGGCACTGTCCAGAAGTACGATGCGGACAGTCTGGCGAACAACGATGTGACTTACTTATCCTCGGAAGATGGCGACTATGTTCTGACTTCCGATATTTTTCTGGAAGGCACCAAGATCAAAAGCGCGACAGTCGGCAAGATAACTACAATCTACTGCTCGTTTAACCTCGCCACCAACTTGGCACGGTGGTCGAACACCGTTGCCGCCACTGTTCCGGCTGAAACACGGGCGTTTTTAGGTGACGGGTACTGGGAGGCTCCGGCAGTCAACTACTTTACGGGGCAGTCGGTGAAAGTCACGCTGAAAATTGACGACGATGACGCGAAGTTCGAAATTTCTTGCGGGAATGTTACAGCAGGGGCGCAAGACCAGCTCCGCGCAACGTTTACCATCATAGGCGGCATGGTCTGACGGAAGGGTGATGATATGACCGAATACAGGGTAACGAGTGTCAGTTTGACGATGACACTTGCTGACAGTACCACGCTTAATATCGGGGACAGCGACATCATCCTCGGAAGCCTGTCTGTCAGCGAAGCGTCATCCGGCTCCACGGAGTTTTCAATCGGCACGGCGATTTCCAAGCGGTTATCGTTCCAGCTGAAGAACTTCAACGATGAGTACAGCGCATACGATTTCAACGATGCGCAAATCGTGGCAACAATCATCGCGGACGCTGACAGTACCGTGGATGAAGCGAACGGCATCGTCAGCGGCTTTGGCGGGACGATGGGAAGTGATAGTGTTGTCACGCTGACCGGTGCTTCGATGGATGACAATGGCATCGTCACATTGTCCGGCTCGACATCAACGGATAATTACACGCTTGGTGTGTTTTACGTGGTTGAAAAGCCTAACTACAACGGCGGGACTATCACCTTCAACGCGCTTGACGGTCTTTATAAGACCGACCGGGACTACACCACCGCTCTTACATTCCCGGCAACGCTGTTGCAGATTTACAACGAACTCTGCACCAACTGTGGCATCGTCCCCGCGCAGGCAACGATCCCGAACGCGAACTACTCCGTGCCGGTCAAGCCGAATCTGGATGCCACCACTGCGGCAGATATGCTGTGCTACATCGCACAGGTCAGCGGCACGTTCGCCCAGATGAACAGTCAGGGAAAGCTGGAACTGAAGCGATACGGCGGCACTTCCCATGCGCTCTCCGAAACCTTTTCGATGGAAGTGGATACGGATGATGTGGTAATCACCGGCGTAAAGGTGACGGAGTGCTTTGACGAAACGGACACCCTGAAGCGCCAGACCGTGCTGAATGGCACTGCCGCATACGCGCTGACCATCTCGGAAAACCCGCTTGTCGGGAGCGGAAAGGCACAGGCAGTAGCAGACTTCCTGACGAGCGTGTATGTCGGTATGCAGTTCAGGCCGCTGCGCATCACCGTACCCACCAACCCGGAAGTCCATGTCGGTGACAGCATCGTGTTCACGGACTACAAGGGGAACACATATAGCACCTACGCCACGGAGGTCGATTTCTCGACAAACGCGCCAACCACCATCGCCATGAACGCCGCATCTCCAGAACGGAACAGCGCTGTGCGGTACTCGGCAGAAGCCAAGGCGCTTGCTGAGTCGAAGCGGCTTGTCGAGAACGAAAAGACCGCCCGCGAGCTTGCGATTGAACAGATCGCACAGCAGATTGCCGGAGCGGGTGGAATGTACGAAACCACGGTCGCGCAGACTGGCGGCGGCAACATCTACTACCTCCACAACAAACCCACGCTTGCCGAATCAACCACAATCATGCGTATTGATGACACCGGCATCTACATCAGCAATGACGGCGGTCAGACTTACCCTATCGGCCTCGACTACTCCGGCACGGAAATCCTCGACAAAATCTACGCCATCGGCATAGACGCCGACTACATCACAACGGGGCTAATTCAGTCAAGAGTAAGCGGGTTCTCGCTTAATATGGATACAGGTGTGGCGAATCTGTCGAATGTTAATATCACTGGTGGAAGAATTAACGTAGAAACAACGAATGAATCCACGTATGTTACAAGGGCAGTAACAGTACAGAAAGAACAGATAGATAGCGATACAATGTGGGAATACGTGTTTGAAACAACACAGACACCCGAAAGTTTTGATTTAAAACAAACAGAAAGCACGTATTCAATAAGCAATCCAAGTTCCCGCACAGATGATACGCAAATGGTATCTATTGGTGCGGCAGGGACAACATTTTCTTCAAATGGTACGCGGGAAGTAACGTTCGGCTTGAGCGGCCTTTCTTTTAGTCCATCCGGCGTAATCAGTTTACAGATATATCCCCGCTTTAACATTACTTTGTCTAGTGGTCTTGTGACTTACCTTAACCACCCCGGTTCTGCGATGTTCAAAAACGGCATTGCCTTTACCAACCCTGCCACCGCCAATGACCACGGGTGGATGCGAGTCACCGGCACGGGTGAAGGAGATACCGTACTTGAAATCGCTACAGGCGATGACGGCGGCGCTGGTGAGCAGATAGTTGTTAGGCAGTATAATTCTAGTAACGCAGTTGCAAGGGAAGCAAAACTACTTGACACAAGTGGCAACACGATATTCCCTGGAAAACTGTATACAAAGACGGCCTTTGGATATATCGGCGCTAACTCCACATACGATGTTATCAAATTCAAAGAAGGTGACCAGTGGGGGCAGGGTGTTGTTATCGGTGCCGGTGGCTTGGTGGTTATCGGCGGCGGCGAATCTGCCAACGCGATAGCCGACACATATTCTAGCGGTGGAGAGGAAGTCCTCGCTTTAACAAGCGACCAAGCGGTGTATGTGAAAACGGGTGTTCAGAACGGCGCGGCAAACGCCAAAACCTCCACGTTTTACGCAGACGGTACTCTGGAGATTCCAAACGCCTTACATACCGGCGATGTTAAATACTACGGACACGTTATTTCCGGTTCTGATGGAACAGCAAAAATGTGGGTGTGCCTTGGAACGCTTACGTCATCGGGCGACTCATCTAACGTTATTATCACTCTTTACACCGGCGATGGTTATAACGGTAATGAACGCCAAAACACCACCATACGCATCCGTATAAAAGACGGGTACCAAAGCACGCACTCAACGACAAACGCATTTGGCGCATCTGTCACTTTTGAAGACTCGCCTAATATGGCCGGGAATAACATCTGGGCGACGGCTGTTCGAGTTAGGGCTACGGCGTATAACGTGTGCCAAGTATGGGTAAAATTACCGTGGGGTTATTATAACGGCGAATACACGGTTGAGGGACGATTCCACGACTGGGTACACTCTGGGGCGCGACAGTCTTCCGACCCGACTTCCGGCGTTAGTCAGAGCGTAGACTATTACGGCTCGTGGGGAATCAGTACGAATACTTCCGGTTACATCCGCTTTTCACAGGGTGCCAATAAGATGCAGATAGCGTGGAAACAAGTCACGGTGTCAACGGCATGGACAAGTGCATGGAACTCGCTTTGGGAGTCCAGCCTTATTGATGTTGGCGGATGGGCGGCGAGTTTTAATGCGAGACCTGCATCAGCGGCGGCGGCGTTTGGCAACGGCAACACGCGAGGCGCTATGTTTGAGTCCAACACGGGCGCAAGCGCAACAAGCGCCGGAAAATACTACTTGGTTAACACGGGGAAAATCACAGACTCGGCATCCATGATTGTGACGGTTATCGCGGTAGGTTCGTGGTGATGAAAGGAGAAACGATGATTAGTGACGAATTAGCAGGAAGGTTTGGTTTACCGCATATCACCAAATATCGGCACGATACGCGGACATGGTACAACACCTTCCTCATCCAGTCCGACTACATCGTAACGAAGGCGATGGAAGCGCAACTGAGCGGTGAGGATATGCCGGACGGATACGCGGACATCATGGCGGCTAGAGCGGAATGCCGAAAGGCCATCAATGCCATTGACGCAGGAACGTATGAAGGCGAAGAAGCCGGGACGGAAGAAGACGAAGATAGCGTCATTCGCATCGAAGATGAGAACATTGTCGGGTTTGAATTCCGTGACGGACAACTGGTACAGGTAGAAGGCGACCCGGCGGACATTGATAGTCTGCCGGAAGAAGTCAAAGCAATGGTGGCGCAGTACGCCGGAAAGGATGAGTAAATGGAGAAGCCTATTACTGTCAAGAGAGAAGAGTTCGTGAAAGCGATTGTCGATACCGTGAACGGCAGCGATCTTCCGGCTTTCGTTAAGCTGGATGTGATGAACAACTGTCTCCGGGAACTTCAGGAGATGGCGAGAGCGGAACTTCAGCGTGACCTTCAGCGCCTGAAGAACGAAGAGGCCAAAGAGGCCAAAGAGGCTGAAGAAAACTAACATCGCGGCTGTGTCCGCAAAGGAAGACCCATGGACATCTTAATCGCCATCATTGGAGGGGGAGTCGGTGCGGCAGTAGTGTCGGTCATCGGCTCCCTGATTTTAGCAAAGCAGAACAGGAAGTATCAGAAGGAAGACAAAGAGTCGGCTGACATGACGGCGCTCAAAGCCGGTATGAAGTGGCTGATGTATGACCGCATTCGCTTTCTGGGATTGCACTATATCGAATCCGGGACGGTTGATTTTGATGACCGCCGGATTCTCCGTGAGATGCACCACGTTTACCACTTTGGATTGGAAGGCAACGGCGACCTCGACAACATCATGCAACTCGTTGACAAGCTGCCGCTGACACAGGAGGTAAGGAAGAATGAAACTGTCTGACAAAGCATACAACATCCTCAAATGGATCTGCATGGTCGCGCTGAATGCCATCGGCGTGTTCTATAAGACCATCGCCATCATCTGGTCACTGCCGTACGGCAATGAGGTGGCGCTTACGTGTTCCGCTCTGGCGCTCTGCATCGGGACGCTTATCGGCATCAGCACTGCCGAATACTACAAGGACAAGAATCATGAGACTGTTACGAAGACTGGCGCTGTGGATTAAACAACGCCGATGCAAACACACCGAATTTGAGCAGATAAGCGCCGTCAAGGTGCGGTGCAAGCGGTGTGGGCGGGAATTTATATTGTATCAAATAGGTGGGCGGTCTCAGGACTGACCCACCTTTTCTTTTATCCGAATTTCAAACAGAAAGGGCAAAATGGTGATTGCAAATGGCAAAAGCTTGGAGTAGGGTGTGTAAGGACGCACTGCTCGTCTACGCACACCGCGATCAGTACGCTTACCTGTACGGAGCAAACGGTGAGCGACCCAAGACCGTGACGGAGGCAACCCAGCTCGTCAACCGGCTCTGGAATGCGTACCCATCTCACTTTCAGCAGACGGTTATCAACGCCGGACACACGAAAAAGGAACTCATCTACCACATTGTCGGCAGACAGTGCTTTGACTGTTCCTCGTTCGTCTGCGCCGTCACTCAGTCGGACTACCCGAACCTGAGAGTGACCAGAGACCACAACAGCACCGGCCTCATCAACCAGTGCGCTGTGCAGACCACGGTGGCGAAAGGGTATGCCGGGAGCGTGCTGTGGAAGAGCGGTCATGTGGCGATTGACTGCGGCTACGGCGTGTGCGTTGACTTCGGCAATGAGTGGCTTGATTGCCGACAGTATGCCGCTCCTGAAGGGAACTTTCAGAAGTCGGGACAGTTACCTTGGGTAGACTACACTGGTAGTAACGATAGGTGACTTCTAGTACCGCTGACTATTGAGTTGCCACGGAGTTGCCACGAATTTTAAAAAGCACGCTTTTATGCGGTTTGTGAGATATGTGGAAGAGTTCGATTCCCTTTACCTGCTTTTTTGATACCACAAAATAATCTCAAGAGAAAACCACGGCGCTATGCGGTATTGCTCTCAAACCCGCATAAAACCGTGGTTTTTTAATGCTTTAATGTTTTACGCTCCGTCACAAGATTTTGCGGAAAAGTAACCTATTTTGCTCTCTGTCAAGTTTTTGTTGACACGCCGTGAACATGGCTGGCACGGATTCGGCACTCCAAAATTGCTCGGAAAAGTAAACCAAAGCCAGAAGTGTAAATATTCACGGGCTTATACATAGGGAGGAGGGTTACCTGGGGGTGCGGATTTTACCTATCTATTTTGACAGGATGCCGTTGATTTTCTGCTCGATTTCTCGGTTGATTCTTTGCTCCTCTTCGGAGATTGTGTCGATGTATACACGCTTCATCACGTAATCACTAGACCAGCCGCCACGCTTCTGGATGTACTGGCTCGGCACTCCGGCTGCGTGAAGTGCTGATGCGGCATAGTGCCGTAAATCATGAAATCTGAAACGCCTGATACCAGAAGAGAGTATGGCACGCTCAAACCTATGGCTTATCTGGTCTGGATTCGCTTTGAGGATGCGTCCTTCCTTCACAACTGGTATGGCATCCATGACGGACTGCGGCATCGCCACCTTACGGACGCTGCCCGGAGTCTTCGGCGGTTTGATAATCCAACGGCGGTCTTCCGTGCGCATCATCGCCTTATTCACTCTGATGGTATTGTTCTGGCGATCAATGTCTTCTTCGGTCAGCGCACATATCTCGGAGCGCCGCATACACCCATACGCAGCCAACATGACTGCCACGTATAAATCGTTGTCTTGTTTGCGAGTCTGCTTAACGTATTTTAAAAACTCCGCTACATCACCATCGGACGGCACGTAACTCTCAAAGCGATACTTTGTGGGTAGGGTGATGCCATCAAACTTCACATCAAACATGGCGAGAGAGGCACGGAGCAGTCCCCACGCATTGCTCACACGCTTGGCGCTGTGGTCTTCATTGTACTCAGACACCCATGCCTGTAATTCCACCTTGCGGAGCTTGCCTATCTTTATCTTGCCGATGCTGTCATACGCAGTTCGGTACATGGAGTTGTAGGCTCGGACTGTTGCCGGAGACAGAACTCCCTCTTTGACATCAATGTACTTGCGGATGGCCTGATGCACCGTCAGGTTCTCAATATCGACTTTCTTCGATGCCTGATACTCTATGGCTTTCTTCTCGGCATCACGCTTTGTCTCTGCCGTGAAGGACTTAAACCGCTGTTTGCCGTTTTCGTCCCTGCCTTCAAATACACGGACACGCCATGATCCGCTCGGCAGTTTTGTCGCACTCGCCATTAACCCGCCTTTCTGTGCGTACGGCACTCGATGTCACCGACCGATTCCGATGAGTACAAGTCATCGTCTTCGATGTGCTGGCACTCATGCCTGTAAGCGCACTTCCTCTGTTCGTCCACCTTGTCAGCGTTGATGAGCATGACATAAGTGCCGTCCTCGGCTACCGTGACAGCGCCTGGTACACGGCTCGGCATCTTCACTGTGATGACATTGCATTCATGCTGCTCATCCCACCAAACGGACTCAATCTGCATTCCTTCTTCCTTTCAACAGTAATAGCATATCACTGACCGTTTTTAGATCCTCTGGGCTGGCATCTTTCGCCGCATCAAAAAGGATACGCAGTTCGGCGTTCTCTTTCATGGTCTGCGCCAACTCCTGAGTCTCTTTGCTTATGTAGTACGTTTTCGGCTCTGGCTCATCAACCATGCCACACAGCCATGCCGGATTCACGCCTGTTGCTTTACCGATTGACTCTATAATCGGCATTTTTACTCTTTCGATTTCTCCCCGTTCGTAACGTGTAATTGAGGATGCCGCAAGGTTGAGTTTCTCTGCAAGCTCCTTGCGGTTCATTCCGGCTTTCTCTCTCGCCTGTCGGATGCGGTTACCTATCTCTTTGCTGTCGAGTATCTCTGTCATGGTAAGTACCTCTGCCCATAATATTATTGAAACAACCGCTTCTGTAACTGCATTATATCAAGCCTATTTGCCATGCGCAATACGCAGTAAAAATATTTTTACAAAAAATTGCGATATGCTATTGACAACTGCAATATGCACGTTATAATGGACATTGTGATTGCGGAATGCAATCAACAAAACGAAAGGAGATGGTGCTGTGTTCAACGCAAACAAGGTGCGTGGGAAGTTGGCAGAGATGCAACTCACCCAGAAGGATGTTGCCAAGGTGTGGAACTGCTCCCTACCCACGGTCAGTCAGAAGCTGAATGGCCTCAGACCGCTGTTTCTGGATGAAGCGGTTTCGCTTGCCAACTTACTGGAACTGACCGACCAAGAGAAAGTCGATATTTTTTTTGCTGACCAGATTGCGTAATGCAATCACAATACTAGGAGAGTGACGAAAATGAGAGAGAAAGTCGAGCGGGTAATCATGTTTGCCATCGTGGTGGCGCTGTTCGTGACGATGGCGGCTGGTCTGGTGGTCATCGCTGACAAGGTGGTTTTGGGAGCGGCGATGATTCTGATTCCTCTGCTCATTCTGCTCATCTTCGGTCAGGAGGATGACAAATGACACTAGCGAGTATCGGGGCGCTGCTGGTGGCAGTTACCGTGGCGGCGAGTAGCGCCATACCAACAGAACCTGAACACGATCCCAGCCGGAGAGCAGCAGACATGGCAGAGATGGGAATAACGTGTGAAGGGGACACGGCAAGCGGATACACATACTTCGATATCCCGCTTGATGATGAGACTCAGGAGTACATCACCGATGTCTGCGATCAGTACGGTCTGGATGTCCGCATCATGTACGGCATCTTCTGGCAGGAGAGCAGATTCCAGCCTGAGGTGGTCGGAGACAATGGTCAGAGCTTCGGCCTTGGGCAGATAAAACGCCGCTGGCATGAGGACAGAATCGCCAGACTTGGCGTGACGAACCTCTACGATGCCAAGCAGAACGCTCTGGTGGCTTGCGACTACATGGCAGAACTACTTGGGATGTACGGGAACTACAGGGACGCGCTGACGGCGTACAGATACGGTGATTTGGTCATCACTGGTGAGGACTACGCCGCAACGGTTATGGCACAGGCAGAGAGCTTTACAGAACGATGAAGGAGGAAACATCAATGAGCGCCAGAATGAACGAGGTGGGGATGGCGATGGTCAACATGATGCCGCTGTGGGAGTTGCAGAGAGACTATGACGAATTGCACATCTACTACATCTGCGAGGACGGCAAGGCTGTGGACATCGGCACTGAGCCGTGGGAGGACTGAGATGGAGCGAGAAAAACAGACGGCGGTTGTCCTCAATCACTTGAAGTATCGCGGCGGTCTTACCGCTATCGAAGCGGTCAAAATCTACGGCATCATGCGGCTGGCGGCACGGATCGCAGACTTGCGAGATTCCGGCATCAATATCCGCACGGAGCGTGTGAGCATCACGAACGATAAGGGCAAGGAGGTGATGCACTTTGCTCGATACCACCTGGTGTGACGATGACCTCACCGAACTCCTCCGGGAGATGGCAGAGAAAGACGATGCCGATGCTTGGTTCTGGGATGATGACGATGAGTATGAAGAGCCGTTCAAATGTCCTGACGGATTCGTGGACGATAGGTTTTAAAGGAGGTAACAATGGGCGAGACTGTGGCAGTGGCTGACAAGAAGCCTATCACATTCAGCGAACAGTTGATGACGAAGCTGAACGAAAGCGAGGCCGGACTTGTACCCTCGTTTAACAAAGTGCGGTTCACCGCCAACTGTGTTGCGCTGCTGAACAGCGATGAGAAACTTCAGAACTATCCTGCGCCTGTGCTTATCAACACCATGATGAAAGCGGCGCTTCTGGATCTCGACCCGTTCATGGGCGATGCGTACGCCATCCCTTACGGGAAGACAGTGAAGCTGACCATCTCCTATCTTGGGGCGATGAAGTTGGTTCAGCGGTTCAGCATCCGGCCTGTGAAGGAAATCGGCTCTGAGGTGGTGCGTGAGGGAGATCAGTTTGAGGTGACGGTCAACGGTGACAACACCGATTTCGTTTTCAAGCCGCTCCCGTTCAATGACGGCAAAATCATCGGTGCTTTCGCTTATGTCCGCTTTGAGGACGGTGGTTGCCAGTTGGAGCGCATGACTCTCCGTGAACTGGAGAACGTGCGGAAACAGAGTAGGGCAGCCAACAGCGCACCGTGGACGGTATGGACTGACCAGATGTATCGGAAGTCTTGCATTCTCCGGCTGACCAAGAAGATTCGTCTCGACCTTTCTGCCGGACAGAGACAGGTGTGGAAGGAAGATGTCGAGTCTGGCGTGGACATTAACGAGAAGCCGAAGGTAGATAACCCGTTCGGCGATGCGGAGGTGGTTGATGCTGACGAGTGAGAACTACTACAGCGATGCGGCAAATCGGAAGTACCTGTCGGTCAGCCAGATCCATGACTTCATCGGCAGTATCGCCGTACCGGGATGTGAGGCACGGGCGCTTGCGAAGCTGAACGGCGAGTACCGCGAAGAGCCGTCCGATGCACTGCTCCTTGGCAGTCTGGTGGATGTGATGCTCACTGGTACGGAAGAGGAGTACACGGCTTTCGTGGAGCAGCACCCGGAGATGTTCTCTTCCCGTGGCAAGACAGCCGGACAGTTTCTTGCCAAGTACGCTCTGGCTGAAACGATGGTGGAGCGGGCGCGTAAGGATGACTTCTTTATGCGGACACTCAGCGGTGACCATCAGGTGATTATGACCGGGAAGGTTTTCGGGGAAGACTTCAAGTGCAAGATTGACTCCCTTCTGCCAAACGCCATCGTGGATCTGAAGACCACCGCCGACATCGGAAAGCGGTTCTACGATCCTGTCGGAAAGCGCTCCACGAACTTCATCGAGGCATTTGACTATGTGCTTCAAGGCGCTATCTACCAGGAGATTGTGGCGCAGAACACCGGCAAGCGGCTACCGTTCTTCATCTCAGCCATCGACAAGCACGCAGATGCTCCGGGCATCGTGGTGGCGCAGATAGATCAGCAGAGCATGGACGCACGGCTGGAAGAGGTTGAGCCGTACATCAGCCGCATCGTGGCTCTCAAGAACGGCGAAGAAGCGCCTGAGAGGTGCGAACACTGCGCCTACTGCCGGATGACCGCCAAACTCACAGCGCCTGTCTCATGGCTTGATATTGGGGGTGTTACGGAGTGACATACAAACTTGTCATCCATCGGACACTGCCGGATCTCAACGATTTTCTGGACGGCGCACACAAGGTGTACCACTACCGTGGCTCTTCCAGAACGTTCGGAGACACGGTCATTAAGCGCCACGAACAGGCACGGGTTGAGATGGACATCCGGCGGCAGTTAAAAGGGGTGCATATCAAAAAGCCGGTGCGGTTGACATACACGCTGGTCGAACCGACACGCAAGCGGGACTGGGACAATGTACTCAGCACAGCGATGAAGATATGCAATGATGCACTGGTCAAAACCGCCGTGCTTCAGAATGACACACAGCGGTGGATAAAGGCATACGGTGAGCCTGTGCTTCTGGTCGAGCCGAACGCACCGAGAATCGAAATACTCATAGAAGAGTTGGAGGAGGAATGACATGGAAGACATCAACAAAGAGTGGATGGAATGGTGTGAGCAGCACAGCGCTTTCCCGGAGGACTTCATCGCCGAAGCCATGAAGGACGATGAGGACAAGGCCGATGAGAAAGCCGAGGAACTCCAGTACAAGCTGAGAGCGCTCAAGACGGCACGGCGCTACATCTCCTGCGATGAGTTCATGGAGGCTGTTGCTGAGGTGATGGTGGATTTCAAAAAGTACGCCGACTTCTTCGGCGTGGAGTTTGACGATGCCAAGTACGCCAAGTTCGCCGCCTGTGTGACCGAAAAGCTCTTCGCCGACACGATCAATACGGAAGTCTGGTGGCTGAAGAGGAAAGACGAAAAGAAAGAGGAGGAACAGGAATGAATCACTTTTATGGACTCTTCCGGCTGACGGATGATCCGAAAATCACGATGAGCCAGAGCGGTAGCAAGATCGCCAAGTATTCTGGCGCTACCACCCGGAGGCAGAACGGCGAGAATGTCAGTGACTTCTTCAACTTCACGGCGTTCGGCGCTGGCGCTGAGTTCGCCGAGAAGTTTCTGGTCAAGGGTTCTCGCATCTTCCTGACGGGACACATCCAGACCGGGCAGTACACCAACCGCGAAGGTGTGAAAGTCTACACCACGGACTACATCGTGGAGAACCATGAATTCGTGGACAAGAAAGCCGAGACTGAAGCGCTCCGGGCGGCGAGATCCAACGAACAGACTCCGGCTACTCCGGCGGCTGATGCCACTGCCGACTTCATCAAGGTGCCGGAAGGTGCTGACTCTTCGGTCGGACTGCCGTTTGACTGATGAGAGCGCATAGGAGCGTTTCTAAGCGACTTTGGCTGTTGGACGGTCAGATATACGCTGAAACGGCTAAAATCGCTTAGAACGCTTCCTGTGAGCGCTACGGGGCATTCTGGAGAAGGAGGTGGACTTGAACGGCTATATTGCATGGCCTAAAGACATGGATGACACGTTCGCCTGGTACACCGTTCCGAAGACGGCATGGCTATATCAGCATCTGGTGACCAAGGCGTGCTTCAAAGACTCCATGTTTCGGTCGGTGCGGATTCAGAAAGGCAGTCTGGCAACGAGCTTGAAACGGCTGGCATTGGAGACAGGACTGACAGAGCATGAGGTGCGGACAGCAATCAGCAATCTGGTGGAGAGCGGTGACATCACCAAGAAAGCGGTGGGGCATATGACGGTTGTTAGCATCACCAACTATGACCGCTATCTTGCCAACGAAGTGCGCCAGACGAGGCTCAATTCACGCACTTCAAGCGCACCTGAAGCGCAACATATGAATAAAGAGAATAAAGACCTTAATAATATAAAGAATATAAATAATATCCTCGATGCCTGGAGAGATGCCGGACTCGCCGAGAAGGATACGCTCAAGAACAAGGATCTGTGTGAAGGACTTCTGCGGCTGCTTGATGACTACGGCGAGGAGAGCGTACTCAAGGCCGTGGCGAATGTTGCGGCATCGGACTTCCTTCGTGGACAGCCGTGGTTCGGTCTGTGGTGGTTCGTGAAGCCGGACAACTTCCAGAAGGTGCTGAATGGCAAGTATGCCAACCGGGATGCCAAGCCGGAAGCTCCGACACAGGCAGAGAAGCCGCACGAAATGACTTGGGAAGAGTCTGAAGCGTTTCGGAAGAAAGTGGTAGGTGGATGAGCATGATGACAACTGGACTCATGTCATCGGTGCGGGATGACTGGGAGACCCCGCCGTGGCTGTTCAAGGAACTCGATGACGAGTTTCACTTCACGTTGGATGCGGCGGCGAACGATGATAACCACAAGTGCCGGAAGTACTTCACCAAAAAGGATGACTCGTTAGTACAAAACTGGGGGGGGTACACGGTGTTCTGCAATCCACCGTACGGAAAGCAGATAAAGAAATGGTGCAGGAAGGCTTATGAAGAAAGCCTGAAGCCGGACACAACTGTGGTGATGCTGATTCCGGCGCGAACGGATGCCGCATGGTTTCATGACTACATCCTCGGAAAAGCCGAGATTCGTTTCATCCGTGGACGGTTGCGTTTCAGCGGAGCAACACAGAATGCACCATTTCCGAGCATGGTGGTGGTTTTTCAAGAAAGGAATGGCAAATGTGGATAAAGATGGGATGCCGACTGCTGAATCTCGACCAGATGATTGAGATTCGTGCGGTGCGCCGGATGTCTATGAGAAGCGGTAAGTTCGAGCCAGAATGGCGCGTGGAGTTCGACCCTGCGGAGGAAAGCATATCGGCCATTAGTCTTCCTATGGATTCCGAGGACGAGGCCAGACAGATGGTCGAGGACATCGCCGAGGCAATGCATGGTGGTGCGAACTTGATTTATTGGTACAAGGATCAGGAGTGAGGATACCTGTAAAGGAGGAGAAGCAATGCAAGCAACGATGTTTTTCATTCTTGAGAAGCAGATTGACGGTGAGTTTTACGAATGGGGAGAATATGGGGTGTCCGAGATCCACGCCCTGGTGGAGGCTGCTTGGGAGTTCGGGAAGCTGGGCATCCCGGTGAGAGTGACGGTCGGTCAGGAGGAGAGCGGCGATGGCGAGTAAGTACATCCGAGGCAGACGGATTGCCACGATAGCGGAGTTTTCCGAGAGCGGATGTACGATGTTCTTTGTGCGGTATGGCAGAACGATGAAAGCAACTCACATCGGATTTTTGGAATCGTGGCAGTACCGACTGCTGAGAGACAGGATCAAAGCCGGTGACATCTGGGAAGCGGTGGCTGCCGGGAAGGGAGGAGAGGATGCCTAAAAAGAGGATGTTCCCGATTGACCCTGCGCGGATGAACGATGTGCTTGCGGCACGGAAACTGACGGCAGAGGATGTGAGCAAGCGGATGGGGTACGGAAAGACCTTCATGTACCAGAATATGCAACGCCGGAAGGTTTCGGAGGCATGCATATCGGCGCTGGATGCACTGTACGGCATCAAGTATGCGGACTACAAGGTGCTGCCGCCGGAGCCGGTTAAGGCAGAGCCGGAGGAG